TTATAATACGTACATGTACGGTAGTGTGGAGCGGGGTTGGATTAGTTAGCTTGTTTGTTGTTACAGCAAGTGGAGGATATTATTTAATAGTTACCAATGTACTTATAGATGTTAGTTATAGTATGTTATCACTATTATTTATAGCTATACCTGAGTTTTGGTTGCGGTTTAGAGAACAATTTAAGTTACGTCAGTTAATTAAAAAACAATTTGAACAATACTTAGACCCTAGACAAGTTAAACGTTTACAAGATAATCCAGAATTACTTACTTTAGGGGGCGAGTTAAGAGTGTGTACATTTTTGTTTACAGATGTACGAGGTTTTACAAACTTATCTGAAAAGTTGCAGCCTGAAGAAGTAACTAATATTATGAATAAAGTACTGACCGTACAAGTAGAATGCATCCAGGCACACGGTGGTATGGTAGATAAATTTATAGGTGATGCGTGTATGGCTATTTTTAATGCCCCTTTAGACTTAGATGAACATGAACAAAGAGCTGTTGCATGTGCACGAGATATACGTACAAGAATACGGATCCTCCAAAAAGACCTGTCCGAACCAATTGCAATAGGAATTGGAGTAAATACAGGGCCAGCTGTTATTGGTAATATGGGAAGTGATACAAGGTTTGATTATTCGGCAATAGGAGATGCTGTGAATACAGCTGCACGATTAGAGTCTGCTACGAAAGAAGCAGGAGTTGATTTGTTAATTGGAGAGTCTACGTACAAATGCCTTGTTCCGGGAACCGCAGTATTGCACGAAGTTATAAAAGTAAAAGGTAAAGAAAAATCTCTTAAGGTGTATACTATTTAAATGGCTAGAGATTATAAAAAAGAATATGCTAATTACCATAGTAAACCTAAACAAATTAAAAATAGGGCTATGAGAAATGCAGCTAATAGAATAGCTAAAAGATTAGGAAAAATTGTAAAAGGAGATGGTAATGACGTTCACCATAGAGATGGAAATCCTAAAAACAACAAGACATCTAATTTAAAAGTTAAATCTGCTTCTAAAAACAGATCTTATGCTAGAACTAAGAAAGCAAGGAAAAAAAACCCAAAATCGTAAAAAACGACCTCACCTAAGCTTGCGTGTTGAGTTTTGTGCAAGTAGGTAAGGCCTTAGTATTAAATATTACAGGTATTTAATACAGTTTATATACGATTTGTTGATGGAGTTTGTTGTTTTTTAAGTGTTTCAACTAGTTTATTTAAGTACCATTGAGCTTTTTTTAAGTCTTGCGACCCATTTTTGTATTCATATCTCCACATATATTTTAAAACGTTACCTTTTAAGTAACCTTTGAAAGCGTCAGGTGTCATACTTTCTTCTATTGCTACAATGCACTCTATGTTTCCTGTATTGTAATGCGGAGGTGAATTAACCATGTCAGTCATTTTTTTTTCCTAAATAGTTTGTTTTCGTGTCTTTGAAAAGACCATTCTAAAAATTTATCAAGTAAGTTTGTTAAAAAATTTATCATTGTTTTTATCCTAGACAAAATTCTGTTAATGTTTTTATGTATGTTGTAAATGATATAGCTTCTTTTTTAAAATCTTTTACTGTTAGTTCTTTAATAGTAAAGTTGTCAGTTACGTACACATGATCTCCTGATGCAAGCACTGCGTATGTAAATATATTATGCTTTGCACGTTCAGTAAGCCATATACGTTGTTGTGCTGATAAATTCATTTTAATTTTTGATGTGGGTTTGGAAGGGAGCGTATCTTTGTATTTATATTCGATAAAACAGTGATTAATTCTGCCAGAGTAAAAAGTATCTGCAACACCGCCATGATAAGGGTCATTGATTTTCCAGCGGTAAATCTCCCTGGGTAGGTGTTTATGTACTTTATTAATGAACTCCTTTTCTTGCACATAAAAAGTATACCATACGTACTTAGGTGCGACGTATAATGTCGCACCTGTACGCAAGTTATTAACTACTATAAGATCTCATATAGAATTCTTTTGCAGTTTCATAAGTTTCTTTGTTCAACCAACCAACATTAGAGATGTCTATATTCATAAACGCTTGGCCCTTTCTGTTAGTAGTTGATACAGATGACATTTTCCAAAGAGAGGCAAACCTATCTCCAGCTAATTTCAATATTTGTGTATTCCATTCTTTTGATACTCTAAGTTTAGAATTAGCGCAATCAAATAAAAATGGTATATCAGATACTGCACCAGTCTTTTCATCTACTTTTAATAAAGTATGAGTTTGAGTCTGGGTTATATCTACTTCGCCTTCTTTTTCGTTAGCTTCGGTTAAAGCTGCAATAGCTTCTGCTTTGCTAGGATAACTTCCTAACAAACCACCACCGAATTCACGTTTTTTCCAGCATATATACTCTTCTTTAAAATGTACATTAACAAGTAGTATTTCCTGACCATAGTTTTCACCTGTTACAGTGTTTATGAAATCTCCAACTTTAGAGTTTTCCATATAATCACTATGGTTTTCATCTACTTCATTAGACATCTTTTGAAGTTGTTTAACACGTGGCACTGACAAATGTTCTGAAGTCACATTCTCATTACCTAGTGCACTACCTAATTTAATGTGAGCTGGTAGTTCGCTCGTTACAATACTTATATCTTTAGACATAGTTCGTTTTCCTTTTTTCGTCGTTCTATTATTATTATGCTGACCTGAAATTAATTCTGGTCAACTCCGTGCTTATAACACCAGGAACATCCATCCCTAGTGCGACAAGCTCTCTGTAGGCGGTTGCAGACATACGCTTTTGCAGTAACTCAAACTGATTAGTTTTTGCTACATGCTCTTGCAATAGATCCCAATCTTCTACGGTTGGCACAATCTCTTCTTTTAAAGATATTGTACATACATCATTAGAAATTTTATCAAGCCCTTGCTCTTTCATTCTAATAGTGATCTGTATTTCTAGTTCGCGCTGTGCGCTTTTGAGGTTTTTTTCTTGTGTTTGTACGGCTTTTACTTCCGCACGTATTTTAGCTACCTCAGCTAGTAAATCTGTTAATTTTTCTTTAGCCATTTTTTTGCTCCTTTAGTATGTTTAATAAATTTTCCATTCGCCCTAATTTAGTGTTTAACTTTTTATATACTTCGGGCTCCCAAGTATTTTTAGCTTGTATTAATATAGTTTCGGTTTTTTGTGTTTGACCTGCTCTATATATACGTTGGTTAAATTGTTGATAATGTTCTGCATTGTATGTAGGTGAACACCATATAACTGTAGTAGCTTTTGTAAGAGTAAGACCATGGCCTGCTGATTGCGGATGGCAAAACAAAACTTGTATTTGCCCTGCTTGATAACGTGTAACAATATCTTTTCTTTTTTCAGGTGCTATAGTGCCATCTATAATAGCGTAAGATATATTTTCTTTTTCTGCTATTTCTATTAAAGCGTTACGTTCGTGGCGCCAGTTGAATGCTACTAGTGAATGTGCACGTTGAGATACAAGTGTCATAACAATGTCGTAACGTTCTTGATGTATAAATTGAACTAATTTATCTTCATCATATACAGCTCCAGTAACTAACTGTAATAGTTTTTTTACTCTAGCACCTGCGTGTACAGCGTTTACTGTGCCTGCTTTAGTGTATAGAACAGACTCATCTGCTAGTAATTTGTATTGTTTTTGTACAGCTGGAGTTAATTTTGTATTTATAGTTCGTACAATATTGTCAGGTAAATCCATACATTCTTCTAACGCATATCGTATAGTTATATCTTTTAATTTATTTGCAACTGTTTGTTCTGCGCCTGGTTTATCTATCCATTCGTTAGCAAAACCATTAAATTTTGGAGTGCATACAGTATTTCTAAAAGCAAAGTAACGGGCACCTAAACGATCTCCATCGTCTACTATGTACGTAGGATGCCATATATCTAATATAGTGTTACTGTTAGGTGTACCTGACATTGCTATTCTGTTGTCAAACAATACAGATAATTTAGCTATGTTTTTACTACGTTTGGCTGTTCTATTTTTAAAAGCTGTAAATTCGTCTATAACTAAAGTATTAAAACCTTTTAGTAAATGTTTATTTTTTATAAGAAAATTAACAGCTTCGAAGTTTGTAATAACAATATCTGTAGTTGTGTCGTCAAATACTTTTTGTCTGTTTTTTGCGTAAGCTACTCCATAAGTTAATGACGGTGTAAATTTATCTATATCTTCTGTCCATGCAGCTTCTAAAATAGATAAAGGAGCAAGTACTAAAGTACGACCTTTAAGTTGTGTAAGAGCATCTAATACTGCACGTGTTTTACCTGTCCCTGGATCAGAGGTAATCATACATTTTGGATTTTCTACAATGAAATTTGTAGTAGTTGTTTGATGCTCATAGGGCATCGGTATATTATCGTTCATCTTTCATTCCTCGTGTTTTACAATGCTCTGTGTTATTTGGTTGAGCACCGTATATTAATTATACTCTAGGTTATACCCCACTGGCAATAGGGATCAAAACCTTTAGCGTAAGTACACCATTTACAATTATACAAACTAGGGTTAGGTGGAAATTTAACCGCAGTTGTCATTGTTATACCACGTTCGTGTAGCTTTGGCATAAACTGCATTGCTTCGTCACGTGTGTAAGTTTGTTCTAGAGTTGTTCCATGGTCTAGATACCATATTTCTGTTTTAACTATTTGTAATTCTGGAAATCTAAAGAAACTACCAATAGCATAAACTAAAGCTTGTTGACTGTGAGCTATTTCATTACCAAATTGTTTGCCTGTTTTGTAATCTATAACACGACCCGATGTTTCTGACTCATGTACAAATGCATCTAGTTTTATTCGTGCCCATACATCTGCAGCCATCCAACCACAAACTTCCCAATCTATTGTAAAACCCCAATCTCCTTCTAATTCTACTTTAGCTTCATCAAAAAGTTCACGTAGTTGTTTAAATTTTGATGTAAATTTTTTAAGCGTGTCAGGTAATTCGGGTAGTTTACCTTGTACGTAGTCTTCAGCTTGCTGGTGTATTTCTGTACCACGCGCTGCTGCAGGTCCAAAATCTTCAGGTATTTTTTTTACTTTAGATATATAAGTGCGATACGCACAAGATTCAAATGTTTTTAAGGCTGAATAGCTCCATGCTGGGACATGTCCAAGTTCAAGATCTTCCGTGACCTCTATCGCGCTTATTAAATCAGGGCGATTAGGCTGTGTTAGTTGCTCCGTCAATTAAAGTCAAATCCCTTTCGTCAAAATGTTCTTTTATAAGTTCTTCTTTTACATTATTGTCTATTTTCCAAGCTAATACAACTCCGCGTGGTATTCTTGCATTTCTGTCTTTACTAATACGTTTGCGTTCAGTTTTAATATTAAGTCTAGTCATACGTTTAGCAAAGTCTCTTTGTGACAAAGTATTGCGGCTGTCAGTAAGTGCATCATATACAATTTTAAAATGAGCTAAAGGTACTACTGTAGTTTCTCCTACTGAAACTAACCAAGCTTTTACATATCTTTGTGCCGTACTTATTCCGCCAGCGTCAAAGGTATTTGTAAGTGGTATATCTAATATATCTGTAAAATATTCTAAATTGCGTATGCGTATAGCATTTGCAAATTCTTCTATTACAGACATAGATACTTGTTTCATTTCTTTTTTAGCATCGTTTTCTAAAGCAGTGTGCGCCATACGTACATCTACTTTAAACTTTTGCAATACACCAGCTATGATATAAAGTTCTGCGTCTAAAACATCTAGATTATTTAATAAATCTGGGTATACCTCTTCTATTTTTTGTTCTTGTCTAGGAGCAACATTGTAACGTCTGTCACTTTCTTCTATTTTAACTGCATCTGCTCTGTTAGTAAGAAAGATAAAGTTCGTGAAAGACGGCAGCTCTATTTGGTTTGTACGCATTGCTCTAATTGTAAGATTAGGTTCTGTAATCTGATGTTTAAGTTTGTCGGCCATGCGGCCTA